CTCCTGTGTGACATTTACGTTTTGGACAAAAGACCGACTTGCGCTTGAGAAATTCAAAATCCGATGGATTCAAAAATCTCACCAATTCACTCTCTTTATCAGGCATTGTGTAAATTTGACCATATTCTTTTAAGAATTCTGATAATCCCTTAATTCCAAATTCTTCCAAATCAGGATGAACTGAACCAATATTATCATCACCATAAGTTATCAAATTAACATAATCTCTAAACGGTTTACGTGTTACATATGATGCTGGCTCAAACAACGTATAAAAATAAGCACGTTGATTCAATGAACCACAAATACCATTTATAACAACCGTAAGAGAGTTGCCTGATATGTGAGTGCCCTCTGTCAATCCAATCAAATCGCCATTAAAAGCAATAATAGCATAAACAATATCACCAGCCATAGCCTCCATCACATTAATATCAGTGTCACAATAATTGCACTGCTTAGCAAAATCAATCATGATTCGCAAAGCTGCTAATATTAACTGAGAAGGTATTTTCTGATCATATTTACCATAATCACCACCTATAAGACGATTTTCACCATGTTTAAATACAAATTGATGTAATTCCTCCCATTCTGGACCATGGCTATTAATACCCACAGCACACTCAGAGACCAAAGGATTCATTTGTAGAACGCGAATAATAGGTAAAAAGTATTTCCTAATGAGAAAAGTCAAAGCAATAGGATTCCCATAAAAGATACGACATTTATCTTTACTAAGAACTTCATCCTTTTTGCACGCTTTAGCTATAGTATAAGCTCTTTCCCCATTACGATAACACTCTTCACATCTTTCAATCTCAATGTTAATTTCATCTACAAAACGCCATTTTTCTTGCCAAACATCATCAGGCTCTTCCTGAATAATATAATTTCTCTTGGAACCTGTTAATGGAAAACCTATGGATGTATTCAATTTAATACCATCCATAAATTTCTTCCCTGGTATACCACATGTATTTTGATAATATGTTAAGGGTTTACTATCACGCCATAAAGAATTATTAAAAATATCAATTAATGCACTCTTATAATCTTTAACACAAATAGCCAATAAATCATGTGCATATGGTAAAGCAGGTACTGCAAGATTAGCCAAACACGTCTGCCAACCAAACCAATCTGGTTTCATTTTAGGTGGTCCCCAAATATTGGGTACACCGCAAAGATCGGTGATGATATGACTAATGGGC